CATTCATCTTGGAAATAAATCAACTCTTTATTTTTTAATATATTTTCATACAATTCATTTTTAATAGTATTATCTAAATTTTTTGAAACTAAATATAATCTATCTTCTAAATTTAATTCATTTTCACTTTTTTCTTCTGCATTTTTACTATCTTCTTTTTTGTTTAAAAACATATTTAATAATTCATTTTCCATTTATTAATAAATAATAATAACTTTATATACCTAAATATACGCACATTTGCAGCTGTAAATTTTTTTTAAAAAAAATATATTATAAATATATATGGCAATTATTAACTTGCATTTAGATTTAGATGAAAATTATAAAAATTTTTTAAAAGATACTTATAAATTATTTGTCATATTAATTGTGATTCAATTAATATTTAGTTGTATGAATCCTAGTAAAGATTTTTTAATGAATGCTTTATCTGGAGACTTACTAAATGATGATATAATGTGTTTATTACTTATTATTATTATAGGAATATCAGCTTATTATTTAGTTTTTAATAAACTTTTAGAAATTAATTAAATTAATATAAAAAAAATTATGATTCTTGAATAGTTTCACTATTTTCCAGTTGTTCAACTTGCTCAACTTGCTCGAGTTGCTCGAGTTGCTCTTCTACAGCATCATTATTATCATTCTTTTTTACCATTTTCTTTTTAAATTTAAGCCTAGATTCATTGTATTTAATGTAATTATCAATATAATCACTTTTTGCTACTTTTAAAAACTTAAACCACTGGTCAGCATACATAACCATTGGTTGTTTTGAAATTCCATACAATGCCAAAGCACCACTTCCTGTTACTTTACAATAAGGACGTGATGGTCTTTGTTCCTTTAATTGAATTTTATTTAGAGCATCATTCAATGAGATTTCCTCTGATTTTAGAGCATTAATTATACCACTTAATTGTTGGTAAGCTGACATTGTTTTTCTTTGAGTATTGGTTTCTGACATTTTGTATAGTTAAACTTATATTTTAATCTTTATATATATTTTTTTCAATTTTAAATTATTTTTTTAAAATATTTATAATTATTATATGAAGTTAGACCATCATTTAGTCACTATTGTTTTAGTTATAATATTTTTATTTTCATTTATATATTATTTATATTTTAATAAAAATACAATAATTGGTTATCAGACTATTAAAAATTTTGAAAAGCAAAATGCTGACTTAAGTAAATTAGATGATTTATATAAAAGAAAAACATGTGATGATTATTGCTCTACTGATATTTGTAATAATTATAAAATAAAATTAAACAATTATAAAGAATGTTTAAATTGTCAAAAAAAGTTTCAATGTTATAATCCATTTACTAACCAATGTGAATTTTGTTTTTCACTTGGTATAAATCAATGTGATACTCCCATAAATCCAATAAACACTTTATGTAATTAATTATTTTCTCTTATTAACATAGAATGAAATATTATTTTATTTTATTAGTAATTGTAATATTATTTTTATTATTTTTTTATTATAATAACTTAGAAAATTTTAAAAATTATACAAGAAACAAGGTAAATAATTTATTTTTAAAAAACGATAAAAATATTTACAAAATTAATATTTTAAAAAATGAAGAAGATTTTAACGAATGTTTTAAAAAATGTAATTATTCTGATTGTTTAAAACTAAAATTAATGAAACAAAATTATAAAAAATGTATGCAATGTCAATCTAATAATAAGAAATGTTTTAATAATCTACTATCAAATGGTGTATGTGATAACTGTGGTTCTAATTTAAAAAAATTTAATTGTAATGATATTAATAATTATGCTTGTCCTAATTTACATGATGTTTTTAATGAAAAAGGAGTCGACCCATATTATTTAGAAATTATTAATAAAAATAATATTACAAGTCCTTATAACCAGTCATGTTTATTTTGTTGGAATTTAAAAAATTATTTTTAGTTACTTAAAAATAGTATATTATTATTAATTATGGAATATAATATACAAATTATACATAATGAAAATTCAAATCATTTAAAATTAAATATTGATTTTGAAATTGGACATATTCAAGAAGAAGTTTTAAGATTTTTTAATCTTATTATCTACAATATTGAATATTCTATTATAAACATTGATAATAAAGAATATATTTTAGGTATTGATGAATTAAAATTTCAAAATAAATTAAATGAATTTCTTAAAAATAATGATACCAATAATATACAATATATTAAAATATTAGATAGAAAAAGAGACGAAAATGACAATGTTTTAAAAGAAAATTTAGTAATTGAGGAATATAATAAATGGTTTCAAGATAGAGAAACTAGAAATTATATTAGTTATGTTAATAATTCACAAAATAACCAAAGAAGTTTTGAAAATATGTTATTTGGACAAATACCTTATACAAGGAGAATTATTAGAAGATATAATTTAAATCATAATATACCTACTAATATACATACTAATATACAAAGTAATCAAGAACCTAATATAGAAACTAATCAAGAATCAAATCTAGAAACTAATATAGAAACTAATCTAGAACCAAATCTTGAAACTAATCAAGAATCAAATCTAGAACCAAATGAAGAAACTAATCAAGAACCAAATCTAGAAACTAATGAAGAACCAAATGAAGGAAATAACGAAGTTAATGATTTAAATAATCAAAATATAATTAGAAATAATATGAATAATCTTATAGATACATTCTTTGATGATATTACTAATATATCTCCAATTAATAATAATAATTTTTTAAATATCATAAATAATAATATACAAGAAAGAATAAATAATATTAACAATAATAATTCAACAACTAATGATGAAAATTTAATTGAAATAGATTATCAAAATAATAATGATAATGAAGTTATAGAAAATGAAATTAATAATGAAACAAATGATATAATAGATAATGATGAATCAATAGATAATAATGAAATACCTCACAATAATATTAATGAAAATTGGAGAAATATTAATCGAAGTTATAATAATCAAGATTTATTAAATATTGAAAATAATATTCAAAATAATTTTAATCATATTTTTAATAATTATTTAATGAATTTTAACAGAAATAATAACGAGAACAACGAGAATAATAATGAAAATAATAACGAAAATAATAACAATGAAAATAATAATATACAAAATAATTTAAATAATTTACAACAACTAGAAGAAAATTGGTTAAATAATATTAATTTGGGTTCAACTTATCCTAATAATATTTTTGATACAATGCAAGCAAATATATTTGGTACTATACCATTAAACTCAGATTTAACACAAGAAGATAATTTAAATGAAAATGTTATTATTGCTTTAACAGATAAAGAATTTGGTGAAATTAATAAAATTGAATTTAAAGATATTGATTCGGATTCAAAGTGTAATATTTGTTTAGGTACTTATGAATTATCATCAAATATATTAAAATTAAAATGTGGGCATACTTTTGATTATGATTGTGCTAAAAATTGGTTACAAAACCATAGTAACAAATGTCCTGTATGTAGAGAAGAAGTAGCTAAAGGTCATCCTATTAATTTATAAAATCATTAAAAAAAAATAAAAATTTGAATTATAAAGATATATTAATAATAATAATATATAAATATGGATACATCGCTTTATGTTGAAAACTATATTAATAAATTAAATGAATTAAATGAAAAAAATATTAAAGAATTTGATTATAAACTAAAAGAAAAACTACCTATAAAGGAAACTAAAGAAATTATATCATATAAAGAGATGAAAGATTTCACTGATTCACGAAAAAAATATTATCAACAGAATACTAATTTTGAAAATGAAGAACATATTAATATTTTTGAAAATAATATAATTAAAACTGATGAAATAGAATTAAATTTCTATGATTTACCATTTGAAAAAAAAATGGATAATATTTTTGATTATATGAAAAGGAAAAAAATTAAATTAAACTGTGATATGAATATAATTAATGATATTGTAAATGACAATGCATTATTAAAAAAATATATAAGTATTGATAAAACATATAATATAATTAATAAAGTATCATTTTTTAAGAAATTAGAAAATGGTGATTATAATATTGTTTTAGAAAATAGTAATAAAAGAACAAAAAAAAAATTTTTTACTAAAAAATAAATCATTATAATATATATGGAAAGAATAATCTATTTTTATATTTTTATAATCATAGTTTCATTATTATTACTTTTTAATAAATTTAATATGAAACAAGATAATAAACTCATTCAAAATGAAAATTTTAATTTTTATGAAACAAATAAAAATACTCCAAATTATATTAAAAATTATTTAAATAGAAGAGTAAGTAGTCATCCTGATTATAATAAAGAAAATATAAGTCAATTTAATTATGATAGATTATATGATAAATTACAATTAATCAATAACGAAAAAATAAAAATAGAAGGACCATTTAATCATGAAAAATATATTACTTCAACGACAGATGATAAATTAAGAAGAGATTTAGATACAATAACTGAATATGTTTTATTAATTTTAAATCAAGATTCTTATTATAATTTTGCTAAGACAAATTATGGTAATGTTGAAATATTTTATAATAAAAATAATGCTGCTAACTATAAGTATGAGTTATTTTTATGGGATAAAAAGAATTATTTTGAAATAAAATTAGTAATTGATATTATTAAAATTCCCAAAAAAAGTTATATTCATAAATTTGGTATTAAACAAAAAAAATATATTTTCCAAGATTATAATATTGGTATTCCATCTAAAGACCAAATGATACCATTGCCTCTTGATGTTATTCCTACACAAAATAATAAAATTGCGAATGAAATTTATAAGAATGACCCATTAAAACCAAAATATTTTTATTTGAATCAAGTAACTATTGAAAATTCAACATTAATTGTTAATTATTCAAAAAATAATTTTAATAATAATAAAATGAAAATTGATGAATCTGGTTTTTCAGGTACAACGGATATGTCTTTAGAATATATAGGTTATCAAGGTACGAATAATCCAACAATGGAAAAAAGTAAAAAATATAATAAATGGCCTATTTTAGACGAAGAACCTAAATGGAAAGGACAATATCCTGCCAAAACACCTCCTCAAAGTTGGGATGTTGATGGTATATATTATTATTCTAACAAAGATAAAGTTAAAGCTTCCAGGAATGATAAATATTGTGATACTTATGATCCAGGAACTATTTGGAGTCCAATGAAAATGCCATTACAACCTTATTCAAGACCTACATTAGCATCCATTCCAAGAAATTGTGGAGAAAATTATTGGTTATTTAATTCTGTTGGACCTGATGGTACATTCTTTGGAGGTGGTAAAAAATAAATTACCAAGGATAATCCGAATATCTTGTTTTTATTACTTTTTCATTGTTATCATATATATAACAACATTTATTATATTTATCTAAACCATCTTCACAATCCATTGGATTTCTTGAACATTTTTCATGGAATAAATATATATTGTATTTATTATTTGGATCTTTGTAATATCCATTTTCTATATTATTTATTTTATAATATAATTTTAATTTTTTATATAAATCTCTTGTAAATTCAAAATATATTTTAACTGGTTTCTGCACATTTATCATATGTTCTATTAAACTGAGAAATAATGGGTTTTTTGGTTTAGATGCTAATACACCTTGGTATATTGTTCCTCTAAACATAGATGTAACCGTGTAAAAATCAACATTTTTTTTATTAAATACAGTATTAATATTTTTTATTAATTTTGTTTTAATGTCCATATATATTCCACCAAATTGATATAAATAACAATATCTAAATAAATCAGCTTTGTGTGCTCCTTTATGCAATGTATAAAATGTATTTAGAACTTTACCATCAAAATATTTTTTTAAAAATAATACTACTTCATTATCATCATATATTATATGTTTATAATCTGGAGCATATTGTTTGATATTTTCATATACTTTAGATGGTATTTTAGTTTTATCATGATAAGTACTTATTATTACTTTTGGTATTGATGATTTATCTTTTAATATTAAATAATCATGATGAAATTTATTTGGAAATTTATTATTAAATAATTCATAGTTAAGTGATTTATTAATAGTATAATAAACAATTAAAATAATACATAAATATATTAAAACATATTTCATTATATTAATATATATTAATATTTTTTTATCTATTTATGTATTTTTTTTGATTATTTATTTATCTTACATATGTGAATATTTAAAACGCAGTTTTTACGACAAAATCATCAGATATTTATTAAATCTTTTAACTCTTTTTCTGTAATATGTTTTTGGAACTCTAATATGTAACATACGTCAAATATATACGATTCTTCACCACCTCCTTCAATATCTAAATCCAATATATATTTGACACAAAACTCGGGTGTAAGCGTTTGTGTTGCTAAAAGTATTTTTTCATCAAGATGTTCAATATTTTTTTCTAGAATATCAATTGAATATTTATTTCTATTAGCTAGTAAGTCAGTATTAGTCACTTTCATTCTTTCATCTTTATTCATTATATTATTATAATAAAAACTATTTATATCTTTTTATTATATTTCAAAAAAATTATGTTTAAAATATTCACATTCATAGTATAACAATATAATTGATATGAATATATTTACATTAATTACAAAATAAAAAATATTTTTAACTAACAGATAATCTTACTACACCTAATGGAACAAATGGTACAATATAAACACTATTTGCATAATACTCTTCTTTTAATCCTGTAGAAGTTGAATATTTTGTTTCTAAACCAATACTATCTTTAAGTGCATCAAAAATAGCTATTCTAGTATTATGATTTTCATTAATTGTTTTGGATTTAAAATTTTGGAATGTATTTTTTTCTTTTTTTTCTGAATCAAACCAAACTTGACCATCAGGCATAGTACATAATATTCTTGATTGGTTCCTTAAAATATTATCAACATTTTGATCAATATTATCTTTCATAATAAATAAATTTCTAACAGCTTCATCATATTTTAAAGCAAGATTTGGTTCATTTAAAAATAATACCACCGAATTATATATTTCTTTATTATCTAAAAAGTTTTTCTTATATTCATCTTCTAAAAATCTAAATACATCAGACATATTATATAATAATTAAATATTTTAAAATAAAATAATTTTTTTTTAATATTTACATATATAATTAAAATAAACGATTTTAATTATAAAATTAGTGAATTATATGGATTTTATATCAAATAATAAATTTTATATATTCTCTAAAGTGAAATAACTTTTTATTATTTTTTAAATCAAAATATATTAATTAATAATAAATTATATATTACTATCTAAAGTTGCTCCTTCATTATCATTATATTTAACTTTTAATGACTTAACATTTTCAGGATCACTTTCATTCATAATTGCTACTTTTGAATATGAATTTTTCATATCATGAAACTTATTTCTATTTACTTTTACTATACCATCTAATACTTTAGAATTAATAGATTCTTCTAAAAATACTACTTCTCCAATATCTTTTAATTTTGTATAAGGTTTTCCATGTTCATCAGCATTATTGAATTTTTGAAATTCATTATCACTTATTTTTAAATTAGGTAATAAAGTTACATTCTTTGCTTTTTCTAAAAATACAACTTTAAATCCAGGACCTGCTCTTGTTTTAACAATATTATTTACAATTGTTCCATTAAAAGTAATTAATCCACCTTTTTCTGAATCTATTTTTTCACCAACAGCAATTTTAATTCCTTCAGCTTTATCAGGTCTTTCATTTGTACCAGCTAAATTTTCAGAATCAGCAACAAATGTATTGTTTCTAATAACAAAATCATAAATTAAATTAATTGTATCATTTTTCATAGTAGTACCATCAATTAACTCACTTAAAGTAAATGCCATACCATCTGTAGAACCATCTTCATCATATTTCCCATCTTTATCCTTTCTAGCACCTTTTGAACCAGTTGTACTGAAATAATTATTTTCAATATTACCATTGATTGTAACGTTAGGACCATAAGAATCTAATGTTAAACCTTCATCCCCAACATCAGATACAGTATTTTCTAAAATATTTAAATTTAAAATACCATTATTTCCTACATTGATATCAATACCATCTGCTGAACCATTCAAACTTAATATATTATTTTTTGTAATATTAGCATATAATGTTACTGGTACATCACTAGGGCCAGCAACATCATCAATAAATCCATCATCTCCGGCATAATCTTTGGCTCTATTTAAATTTACTTCAATGCCATCACATCTATTAGTTTGATTAGAGTTAGGTAAATTATATCTTATTGTATTTTCAGTTATAGTAACATAACCATCTTTATTATTTCTAACAAAAATAGATGCTTCTAAATTAGTATCTACTTCATCAACACTTGATAATTCTACAAGATTATTTTTAACAATATTATATTGATTTTTTTTTATATTTTCAATATAAATTGCTTCTCCTATACACCCAAATAATTCATTATTTTCAATTTTAATAATATCACATTCAATTAATTCAATTCCTCTGGCATATTTAGCTTGTTCTCCTTTAGAATTTACATAGTTTGGATCATTATCTACTAAAAATGGTAATGTCATTATATTATTTGTTACTGAAAGATTCTTAACATTTTTTAAATGTATTCTACATCCTAAAAACATACAATTATGAATTTTTAAATTAATTATATCAGCTCCTTTAAATATAACATTTTCATAGGATGTATCAGTTAATTTAGTATCACTTTTAATTTCAATTTCAGTGTCTGTTACTTTATTTTTGAAATTTTTTTTCTTTAAAGATTTTATTTTTTTTTCTAAGGTGTTGGTCATTTATAATATTATATAATATTTTAATTAAAAATTCTATATATTTATTTTATAATTTAAACGATAAAAAATATATTTTATATTTTTATTTTTTTAGAATAATTTTATTTTAAAATTTAAAACATATAATCATCCAAATGAATCAATTTATACGGATTTTTTCTTATAAATCTTAATATATTATTTTTATTTCTATCCATAAATGTATATGTATTTGATGATAATTTAAATTTAGTTATTTCTTTTATCATAAAATTATGATCATATAATCTAGTTATAAAACAATTCTCATTATTTTCTTTATATTCTTCAGATTCATGAATTATATTTGAATACATATAAAATATAAATAAAATATTTTTAAGTAAAATATATATTGATATATTTACAACAATTTATTTAAAAACACTTTTATATAAAATAATTATAATGAAACAAATAATAAATTGTTTATTTGCATTTTACTTTAGTTATAATTTTATTTTTCATTTAAACAATAATATATTATACAATTTCATATATTATTTATTATTTGATACTTTATATTTTATTTTTTATGAAAAAGAAAATAAAATTAAAAATGATATTATTTTACATCATGTGAATGGCATTGGTATTATTTATTCTTATCTTAATTTAAATAATATTTATAATATTAATTTGAATCATTATGATAAATTATTTAGCTTACAAGAAATAACAACATTAATTGTTACTCTTAAAAATTGTTGTTCAAATAAAATGTTAATAAAATATTTAAATAATTTATTAACTATTGCTTGGATACCTTTAAGAATAATAATACCTTATCTAATAATTATTTTAACGTATCAAAATGAGTATGTGGATAGTATATATTTTCGATTAAAAGTATTTACATCTTCTGTTTTTTTAATGATTAATATAAAATGGACGTTTTTATTTTTAAAAATACTTGACAATAACAAACATTTTTCTTCAATATTATTATTAACTCCTATTATATTTTTGGATAATGATATAATATTATTACATTTTTGCCTATTTATGTCAATTAGTAGTTATATATATAATATTAAAAAAAATAAATTAACTATTTGTTTTGATTCTACAATGATAAGCTTATGTAGTTTAAAATTATCTTATAATATTGATTATATTTATTTATTATTATTTGTACCTTTTTTAATTTCAGTGAAATATATTTTTCCTAAAAGCGAATTACATTCACTTATTTTTATATGTTCAATTGGTCATAAATTATTTCAGAATAAATTATATGGATTACTAAATTTACTATGTATTTTTTTTTCTTATTTATATAGACATTATACAAAAATAACATTTTTATGGCATTTAAGTTGCTCATTATTAGTAATTTCAATATTTCATATGGACAATAAATTTATCATTTAAAAAAATTGATGCATTAATAGATTAACTAATACAAATTGAATCCAACTTGAATCCAACTTGAATCCAACTTGAATCCAACTTGAATCCAACTTGAATCCAAAAATATGTCATCAACTGAATCCAACAATGTATTTTACAAAGATATTAACGATCACTATAAATTGAAGCCATGTGAGAGAATGCTTTCAATTAAAGAAGCTATATATAAAAGAATTATATCACTTAACAATGAACAACTTCTAATTCCGAAGACTGACCAAAATCTACCAAATATCAATGACGAAGAACTAATTAATTTGGTGAATAATTTCAACAATGGGTTGGAAAATTCTCAAAAGATCACAATCCTCGAATTTCTCACAATTAGCAATCATTATAGGTTTGATGGAAGAGTCGACCGAATTCAAGTTTAATTAACAATTGACATCACTATTTATTATAAATTTAAAATTCAAAATTACTAAAATCTTTTTGTTGTGATTCTTTTTTATCATTATTCTTACTTATGGTAATAATTTCATCTCCACCTAAATTGTCAAATACATTGTCAAATACATTGTCAAATACATTATGTTGTACAGAATTATCATCTGAACTATCATCATTTTTAACATCTATTTGAATATCTTTAGACTTATTTTCATCCGAATCATCATTTAAATTTATGTAATCTTTTATCTTTTTTTGCTTTTTTGAATCAGCTTCTTTTTTTTTTTGCTCACGTTTCTCTTCTCGGATTTTTTTTTTTTCTTCTTTTTGACTATTTAATTCTTCTTTCAAAAAATCTAATCCCATTTCCCGATAATATAATACTTCTTCCCAAAAATCACCTAATTTTAACTTTGCTTCATTAAACCATTC